AACAACATCAACCGTTCCTACAACGGTGAACCGTTTGAAGACTGCACCGTTGATTTGTTTATGGTCCACATGACAGGGTTTATTACTATCCCTGAACACAATACGATTGCGTTTTGGTTGGCTACAGATGATGGCGGAAGAATTAACATTGATGGCAATGAGTGGGGCAACTGGAATGACCGACATTGCGGTTGGATGGCATCGGGTGAATTACAACTAGACGCAGGCAGTCAACCTTTAGAACTGTGGATGTACGAGAATGGTGGAAACACCTGTCTAATGCTTGCATGGAACATTAACAACACAGGTTGGGCAATAGTCCCCGACTCTGCGTTTACTACTAACGGAGTCTCGCAGACAACTTCAACAACATCTTCAACAACCACATCCTCATCTACGACAACGACTTTACCGACGACAACAACAACCACCACAACAAGTACAACAACGACAAGCACCACGACAACCCTGCCAGAAATAACAACAACGACTTCATCCACGACTTCATCTACAACAACCCTTCCCATAACGACGACCACAGTTCAGTCAACAACAACCACGCAAACGACAACAACAACGTCAACGACCACCATCCCAATTCAAACAACGACCACAACTTTTGTACCATACACCCCTCCTCAGACAACGATTGCTATTCCCACCATCGAGACTCAACCGATAACCACCATAACCGTACCCGAAACCATAGTTGTCTTACCCGAAACCACAGCACCAGAAACATTTATATCCTATCCTGACGGTCCTCTTGAAGAACCTGTTGTGCTTGTTGAGACAACCATTCTTGAGACATTTTTTCCCGACTTCGAAGTTGAGCCTGTTCTTGACGAAACACAACAGCCAATAGAACTGCAAGAGCCGTCGGAATATATATCAGAAACAACACTATTAGAAGTACAGGATTCATCACCAATCACCCTACCCGAACTTGTAACAGACGAACAAGTAGCAGAAGTATTAAAAGAAGTCATCGAAGATGAACCCGTCACCGATAAACAAGTAGAACAAATCTTAGAAACCCTCAGCGAAGCCGCACCTGAACAAATTGTCGAAGCCATCACCCAAGTCCTAGCCGCAGACATCACCTCGGACCAGGCAACCGAGATAGCGTCAAGCCCAGAAGTCCTAGCCGCCATCACCGAAACTCAGGCTGAAGAACTCTTTGAACAAATCGTCGTAGAAGAACTATCCGACACCCAACTAGAAGCCTTCACCGAAGCCATCCAAGAAGCCCCAACAGAAATCAAAGAAGCGTTCGAAAAAACTATTGACATCTTCAGTTCACAATTCGAGAACTATGTACCGACAGGCTCAAACATCCCCGTCGGTGAACGCCGAACCCTAGTCGCTGTAGGTGCGCTCATCGCAGCAATCCCACCTACTAGGATCAGAAGATAATGAAACACATCATCAACTACGTGAGGGATAACACTTGGACTTGGGTGGGTACGGGCATGGTTCTAATCACCTTGTCAGGGCCTACGTTACGCCAAGCTTTACTCCTTACAGGTATCGGCATAGTGCTACACTCGCTGATATCCCTAACACAAAAGGACCCAGAATGAACTCAGCAATCGCAAAAGCCCTAGACCTCGGACAAAGACTCATCTCCCTGTTCATCGCATCAGCCCTACCTATCATCACAGGTGGCGCAATCCTCGGTGTCGACGTAGTTAAATCTGCTGGTGTTGCTGGACTCACAGCCCTGTTCGGTGTTGTACAGAAACTTGCCACCGCATCAGTAGACGGCGAACTCACATCAGAAGAAATCACAGCAGCGTTCGGCACCAAAGCAAAGAAAAAGTAATGGCTAAGTCATCAAAACATTATTTGTCTAGCGGTAAAGAATACAAAGGTGCCACGCACAAAATGAACGGTCAAGTTCATACTGGCGCAAAACATACTTCATCAAGCAAGGTCTTAAAGCACACTAAACCTAAGAAGAAGTAATGGCTGCTAAAAAACCTAAGTCAAAAGTTAACGCCGCTGGTAACTACACGAAACCAGAAATGCGTAAAAGACTTTTCAATAAAATTAAGTCAGGCACCAAAGGTGGCGACCCTGGCGAATGGTCAGCACGCAAAGCACAGTTACTTGCTAACCAATACAAGAAGGCTGGCGGGGGCTACAAGTAATGGCGTTAGCCAAACCGCAACAGTCGCTCCAGAACTGGTCGAAACAAAAGTGGCGTACCTCTGACGGCAAACCGTCAAAAGGTAAGAAACGCTATTTGCCTGACGCTGCTTGGAAATCATTATCTCCATCAGAAAAAGCGGCAACTAACAGGGCAAAAGCCAAAGGGAACAAGGCTGGGAAACAGTTCGTAAAACAACCAAAAACTATTGCACAAAAAACAAAAGGCTTCAGATGATGAAACTACCTGTCGTCACAGTCAAACTCCCGAAAGATTTAAAGGGAACAAAAAACGGGCAGTTACCTGCCGACATTATGCGCCCTATCACCCCGTCAGGTAAGTTGCATCATCTCGCGGCACGTGCTTGGGAAGCGTTACATGACGCCGCTATGCAGGCTGAGGGAACTAAACCGTTCAAGCCGACATCGAGCGCAGATGCGTACCGTTCTTTTGAGCAGCAACTCGCAGGGTTCATGTCACGGTTCGTACAAAAAGACACAGGGACTAAGACAACACGTACATATCAGGGTAAGAAATGGTTCCTTAAAAAAGGTATGGCTCCGATGGCATCGCCAGGAACTAGTAATCATGGGTGGGGTTTGGCTGTTGATGTTTGGTCTGCTAACGGTTTGCGTTTGGATTGGATGTTGCAGAACTGTGCAAAGTTTGGGTTCAGTTGGGAAGTTCAATCAGAGCCATGGCATATCCGCTATGTATGTGGAGAAGATATTCCGCAAGCAGTACTAGATTTTGAAGCGAAAGTTAAGCCTGCATAATGGATGGCGGGTGGGCTTTAATACTGTCGGCTGTTGTCACCGCGGTCGGTGGAATTATTGTTACTGTCATCGCATTGTTTCGTAAAGAGAATCAGGAAGACCATGCTGTTGTTGCTGGTATGTTGCAACATATGTTTAGTAGCATGGGTAGGGTTGAGATTAAAGTTGATAAAGTTGCTGATGGTTTAGAAAGCCACGTCAAAGAACACAAGAAGTAGTATGCCGACAGCATTCTGCAACAAATGTAACACCCTTGTTACTTTTCAACCTAACAAAACTATTGGATGCCGTTGCGACCCAGACGCCCCAACATGGATAGCCTACAAACCTGACGGAAAACTAATGGCTTTCAGTCACGCAAATTATTCGGAAACAACCGACTAACAATTCGTTTACCTGCTATCTTGTCAAGTCCTATGACAAAAGAAACGCTATACAATATAAGGAAATTCTTGGTAAAAGCAAGGGTCGCCAGCCACTCCGAAGAACAAGAATTCTTTGAAGCACTCAACGCTTTAGACCACCTAATCAACGCAACTAAACCTTCACCCCGTTACACCCAACAAGTAAACTGATGCTATGACCGAAGGGTACAAACATACGATGGTGCTACTGGTGTGGCATGACGCCCATTCGGTATCAACAGGGTGGATGCCAACAACAGACATCGAACCTGAACCCGCTGTCGTACACTCTGTAGGTTGGTTGTTACCTGACGCCAAACCGAATCACATTGTTATCGCCCAATCCTATATCGAGGATTCGTCTGACCACATTCTTGCTATCCCGTTGAAGATGGTTGAGCAAATAAAAATTCTGTCTTAGGGGTTGACAGCCACCCCAATCTGCTATACAGTATTACAAGTATCAACTACGAGAAGGGAACATATGAACATCACGTTACAACGCATAACAAAACCCACACACGGGGAACAAGACTGGTAGACCTCAGATTCTGGGATGACAAGAAACGTAAACGGGTATCCGCATCAGCGGTCGCCGCAATCTACGGGCTGCACCCATTCGTGCCAGCAGACAAATATGCTGCCGAACTATTAGGTGACGTGCCACCATCACCGATACCACCGAACCCTGCAATGGAACGAGGGAACCGTCTAGAGCCGTTCGTGTTGCAATGGGCTTGCGACAAAACAGGTATCGCATATCTCACACCAGAAGAAATGTTTGTCGCAGAAACACCTGAAGGTTCACGGATGATAGCCACCCTTGACGGGCTGTACGAGAACGGTGATGACCGCAAAGTGTTGGAAATCAAAACGATGAGCCGTGAATGGGGTGGCGAACTGCCAGACTATTGGCGCATCCAAGGCATCCAGCAAGCCATCTGCGCCGACGTAGACCTCATCACATGGGCTGTGTTCGACTCAACAATGGTTCTCTACATCCATGAACAGAAGATATCTGACGAAGAAAAGCAGGAGCATTGTGACGCTGTAGCGAAATGGCTTACATCCATAGACCTTGGCATNACCCCAGATGGTGTGCATTGGTCGTATGAAACGATTAGCACCCGTTACCAGAAGCCGACAGGCACATCTGTGGAACTGCCNCCNACAGCATCAGAACTGGTAGAGCAACTGAAACACGTTAAGAAAGAATTGAAAGCGTACACAGANATGGAAGACAGATTGAAAGCAGAACTGTGCGACATGATAGGTGCAAACGAATACGCCACAGTGAACGGCACAATCATCGCCACATGGAAAGGCAGAACATGGGCAAGCCTAGACATCAAAACGTTGAAAGCGTTAGAGCCAGCGATAGCAGAAAAATACAGTAAGAAAGTAACTAACAGAACACTTCTCTTGAAAGGGGAACGAGTATGAAACTAGAAGATATCCTCACCAAATATGCGGTACCAGACCCATCAATCGTAGGGAAACTACCGCGAGGTGGCATCCAACTTGACTTCGTAGGTCACGCAGAAATCAACCGCATCCTCATCGACATCGACCCGATGTGGTCATGGGAACCATGCGGATGGGATAACGGCAGACCAGCCATCCANGAAGCGAACGGCATGGCAGTCATGTGGGGCAAACTNACAATCCTTGACAAAACAATGTTGGGTGTCGGCTCGGTGCGTTCAGATAAACCTGACCTTGATAAAGAACTCATCGGCGATTTCCTACGCAACGCATCTATGCGCTTTGGTATCTGTTTGTCACTCTGGTCTAAATCAGAATGGGATGACAAGTCAGCAGTAGCGGGGAAGCCACACGCAGGCAAGGCTGTGGCTTCCACCGTGACTGACGACACGCAACCANTAACCAAAACACAGGTCAAACAGTTCGTTGATGCCTGCGAAAAAGCAGGGCTAACACCTAACGCAGTCGCACAAAAAGCAGGACTGGATTGGGCTGGACAAATCCTACAAAAAGACTTATCAACATTACGTACAGCGTTCACAGAAATGAAAGGCGTAACCAATGGCTAACTATCGGACAGTAGACCCGACAGGTAAAACCCGTTCAACAGCCATAGTTGCTTTGCGTTTAACAACAGACCAAATGGAAACAATCAAACAACTATGCAAGAAACGTGACGTCAGCAGAAGCCTTCTGTTCCGCCAACTATTAGCAGAGGAGTCGGCTCGTGTCAAAGGAACGCGCTAAAGGAACCAGTTTCGAAACGTTCATCGTGAACTATCTCATCCAGTTCTATCCTCATGTGGAACGGCGAACGTTACACGGGATAAACGACAAAGGTGATATCGCTGGCACAGACCCGCGACTTGTTTGGGAATGCAAAAACCAAAAGGTTCTCAACTTCTCAACATGGTTACACGAAGCACAAGTTGAACGTGACAACGCTAACGCCGAACTAGGAATAGTTGTGGCTAAGCGTCGCAGTTACGGCAACCCAGCAGACCAGTATGCGGTCTTAAGACTTGAAGACTTGATGACCATTTTAAAGAAAGCAGGTTACTGATGGAAGACATAGCACGCGAACTGTACGAATGTTTAATGGAACGTATCTATGGTGCAGATGAATTTGTTCACAAACTTGGTGCGTCACCACGTGAACGTTCCGCATTGGATGGTTTCTTGAATCGTGGCTACGAGTCAGTCAAAACGAATGGCTGATATCAAACGCACCGAAGGCTATGTCCCTTCGCATGACATCAACCCGCATGACTTCACAAAAGATTTAGCGTTCGGTCATCAAGGCGAAGAAATAGTTAAACAGTTTCTTGCAGATTTAAGCGAAGGTTCATTCGAAGTTAAGTACGACAGGTTCCGTAACGGAAGAATCTTTGTAGAGTTCGAACAGAACCCACGAAACGCAGGCTGGAAGCCATCTGGTATAGCAGTAACGACAGCAAAATGGTGGGTATACATGTTTGCACCCAACGCTTTCTGTATAATAGAACTCGGCAGATTAAAAAGATATTTGAGAGCAAACAAAAATAAACTCCAAATCAAAATCGCCGCACCCAACTCCGACAATCCAGCGAAAGGATTTCTCATATACCCAACAGAGGTAAACGAGTTGATGACCACATCCACATACGATTAGAGGATTAATGTTTAAACATATACTTGCCACCATGACAGGGTTACTGTTAGTTGGAGGGACTGTCTCAACAGCGAAAGCCCCACCACCCCGACCAATACAAGCAATGCAGGCAGTCAGTTACCAAGCAAGGGAAACAATACCTGAACCACCGATACCAGCCGACGCCCGACATCCAGAATGGTGGGCTTTGGCACGAGAAATCGGATGGGCGGAAGACCAGATGATGACCCTCGACTATGTGATACATCGTGAGTCACGAGGACAAACCAAAGCGTTCAACCCGTCTGACCCTAACGGTGGTAGCCGTTGCCTAATCCAAATCAACGGGTCATGGACACGATGGCTACGCGACCAAGGTGTCCTAACCAAAGCAGATGACCTGTACAACCCTCGTACGTGTCTTACGGCAGGGCTAACCATCTACCAGTACGGTATAGACCGTTACGGTTTTGGCTGGTCACCGTGGGCTATCAAACGCCCCTGATATAGTGACTGTATGAAGGGCAGTAAACAAACACGATGGTTCTGTGACCGTTGCGATATGACCTTAACCACCTATGTACGCCTGTCCGAACCGCCGTTGCATCTGTGCGACAACAAAGTCTCTAACAAAAGAGAACCAATAATCCAACCAATGAAAGAGGTATCCAAATGAATAACATAACAATCGTAGGGAACGCAGGTAAACCTGTCGAACTGAAATTCTCGCAAAGCGGAATGGCTGTCGGCACATTCACAGTCGCAACAACAAGCGGAAAAGACGACAAGAAAGTTACCGTCTGGCACAACGTCACCGTCTTCGGACAGATGGCAGAGTACGCTGCAGCATCCATAGAAAAAGGTAGCCGAGTAATTGTTGCAGGCAAACTAGACATCTCCACCTACGAAAAAGACGGGCAGAAGAAAACATCCAGCAAAATTCTTGCCGACGAAATCGGACTAACCTGCCGATTCAACCCAGTCATGGCAGACAAAACAGTACAAGTTGTAGCAAAAGCACAAAACGATTTCGGCAAGATTGGATTCCTACAAGAAGAAGAAGCGTTCTAATGGACATAATGGAATTAGATTTCGAACAATGGAAAGAAATCGGTATGCGTAGCGGATGGGTTTCACCACCTGTCTGCTACACACACGACGGGCTACCAACCTCGATAACAGAAGACGCAGAATTTGAAGACGGCTCAGACCCATGCCTTCACATCATGCGCTGTTACGAAAGCGAAGCACACAAAGAAGCAATAGAACTCAACTACTCGCCAGCAATCTGGAGAGACCCCAACCATGATTGAAAACTGCAACGGCTCAGAAATACTATTAGAAGCACACTCACTCATCACAGGTGCAAGACAGGCACAGTACGCCCACCCATTAGATGACTACACACAGGCACGCGACATCTT